AGGCGATCGCGAAGGTCCGCCAGAGCGACGCGGAGCGGCTCCTCCGGACCCTCGTCGACAAGGACGCCGACCCGGCCGAGCTCGAGCTCGCCGCGCGGATGCTGTACGCGTGGACCTGGCAGCTCGTCCGCCGCGACGAACCCGCGGCGACCTGGCAGGAGGCGCAGACCTGGCGGGTCGAGCTCGACCTCGACGCGGTCGACGACCCGTACGTCGACGAGGAGGCGCGCGCGGTCGTCGAGGTCGCGATCGCGACCGGGCTCCCGCCGCGCGAGGCGGCGCAGGTGACGTTCGCCGAGCTCGAGGCGTACGGCGACGCCGCCGAGGCGATGGTCGAGAAGCTCAACGCGGGCGGGCGGTAGGCCGTGGGCGTCGGACTGACGGTCGACATCAAGGGCGACACGTCGAACCTCGACGCGGCGCTCGACAAGAGCTCCGGCAAGCTCGGCGGGTTCGGCGACGTGCTCGGCGGGCTCCCGATCCCCGCGCTCGCGGTCGCGGGCGCGGCGACAGCGGCGGCGGCGGCGGTCATCAAGCTGACGGACGCCGCGGCGCAGGACCGCGACGAGCAGGAGAAGCTGACCGCGACCATCGTCGCCGCGGGCGCCGCGCACGGCGACTACGCCGCGCAGGTCGACGCGGCGATCGCCGCGGGTCAGGCGCTCGCGTTCAGCGATTCCGAGGTCCGCGCGGGTCTCGAGCAGCTCGTGACGGCGACCGGCGACGTCGGACAGGCGACCGAGCTCCTGACGCTCTCGCAGAACGTCGCGCGGCGGGCGAACGTCGACCTCGAGACCGCGTCGAAGGCGGTCGCGAAGGCGCACGCGGGACAGACCGGCGCGCTCGAGAAGCTCCTACCGGGGATGGGCAAGAGCACGAGCTCGGCCGACGCGCTCGCGAAGGCGACCAAGCTCGCCGCGGGTCAGGCGGACACCTACGCGAAGAGCTCCGAGGGGATGAAGGTCGCCGCGAAAGACGCGTTCGGCGAGATCGGCGAGACGATCGGCTCGGCGTTCCTGCCCGTGATGGACGAGGTGCTCCCGGCTCTCCTGCCCGTGATTCAGCAGCTCGCGAAGCTCGTCGTGACGATCCTCCCGCTCCTGATTCCGCTCGTGAAACTCCTCGCGGGCGCGCTCTCGATCGTCGCGAAGGTGCTCGGGACGCTCGTCGGCTGGCTCGTGCAGCTCGTGTCCTGGCTGACGCGGGCGATCGACAAGCTCGGCGCGTTCCTGGCGAAGCTGAACCCGCTCAAGGGTCTCAAGCTCCCGTCGATCCCCGGTCTCAACGCGACCGGCGCGAGCGCGCCAGGTCCCGCCGCGTACGGCGCGAGCTCGGGCGGGTCGTCGCCAGGGGTTCAGGTGAACGTATACGGCGCGCTCGACCCGGAGGCGGTCGCGCGCCAGATCCGCCGCATCCTCGACGGTCACGCGGCGCGGACCGGTCAGGCGGTCGCGATATGACGGTTCCCGCCGCGCTCGCGATGTTCGGCTCGAGCTCGGTCGAGTGCCAGGTGCTCTCCGCGCAGATCCACCACGGGCGGGACGACCCGACGAGTCAGCCGGTCGCCTCGTCGGCGACCCTCGAGCTCGTCGGACCGCTCCCGCCCGACGCGGTCATCGGCGCCCGCGTCACGGTGACGGCGGAGCTCCGCGGCGTCAGCTCGACGCGGTTCGACGGCGAGGTGACGGACCTCGGCGTCGGCTGGGATGACGTCGACCATCCGCGGCCGCGGGTGATCGCGGTCGGCGACCTGGCGCGGCTCGGTCGGCGCCCGATCGGGGACGTCCCGTGGAATCAGGAGCTCGACGGCGCCCGTGTCGCGCGGATCCTCGAGCTCGCCGGGTTCCCGACGAATCCGTTCCTCTCGGACCCTGGCACGGTTCAGGTGCTCGCGCGGGACGTCGACCGTCAGCCAGCGCTCGCGCTCGCGCAGTCCACCGCCGACGACGGCGCGGGCGTGCTCTGGCAGGACCGCGAGGGGCGGACCCGCTACGCCGACGCGATGCACCGCCGCGGCGCCGAGCTCGAGCTCGAGCTCCGCTCCTGCGACGTCGGGATCGGGCTCGGCTGGGAGGAGTCGCTCGACGGGCTCGTGAACGACGTGCACCTCCGCTACGGTCCGACCCCGGAGGGCTCCGAGCAGCCGGAGGTGTACGCGACCGATGCGGCGTCGATCGACGCGCGCGGGCTCTTCGGCGCGAGCATGACGACGGCGATCGCGACCGCCGTCGACGCGCAGAAGCGAGCCGACCTCATCGTCGCGCGTCAGGCGGTCCCCTCCTGGCTCCTCGGCGGGCTCGAGGTCGACCTCGCGCTCTTCGACGACGCGACGACCGCGGCGATCCTCGGGCTCGACGTGCACGACCTCCTGTCGATCACGGGACTACCGGAGGGCTCGCCCGCGACGTCGGCGTTCCTGTGGGTCGAGGGCTGGCGCGAGAAGATCGACGGCGGCGACAACGGTCCGACCTGGCAGCTCGCGTTCGCGACGTCGGACTACTGCCGGACCGCGGGGACGCCGCTCTGGGACGACCTGACGGGCGGCGAGACCTGGGACACGGTCGACCCCGCGCTCGTGTGGAATCGGGCGACGTGCATCCCGCCGCGGCCGTCGTTCGGCCGTTGGCATGACGTCCCGGCGTCGCTCCGGTTCGACACGGTCGACCCGGCGACGACGTGGGACACCTGGCCGTACTGAGAGGAGCTCGACGACATGGCGACACTCGCAACCCCGGTGTACGGGTTCCCGTACCCTGACGGCGCGGAGCGCGTCATGGACGGCGACAACGCGATCGGCGCGCTCGCGCTCGCGGTCGAGAACCGCCTCCTCCCGTCGCTCCGCGACCTCGTCCCGGTCATGGCGCGCGCGACAGGTCCGCGCATCCTCTCGAGCGCGAGCGAGGACACGGTCCCCGGAATGTCGATTCCGCCGTTCGCCGTGGGTCAGAGCGAGACCGCGCTCATCCTCGCCTCGTTCGACCTGAACGTGACGGTCGCGGGTGTCGGCGCGGCGACGGGCGTCGTGTACGTCAACGGCTCGTCGCGCGGTGGCGGGTCGGTGTACGCGCCCGCGACGACCGGGCGGGCGTCGATCCTGTCGGCGACCCTGGCGGCGCTCGCACCGGGCGGCAGTCCCTACACGATCGAAGGTCGCGTGCACAAGAGCGCGGGCGCGGGGACGGCGACCTGCGAGTCGGCGTCGACGTCGGTCGGCAACGTGTCACAGTCCTACCTCGTGCTCCTCCGATTCAAGGTCGGCGCGACGCTCCTCGAGCTCCTCGACGCGGCGGACATGGACGTCGGCGCCGTGAAACCGGCCGACCTCGAGCGGCTCGGGCTCGGGTGATTCGCTCCTGGCTCGCCGAGCGGCTCCCGCGGTCGCTCGCGATCGCGCTCCGGATCCGCCGAGTCTCGCCGGAGGGCTACCGCTGGCCGTTCCGCTCGATCACGGTCGAGCCGATCGACACGGGCGGGTCGTTCCGCGCGGCATGGCGCCAACAGGACCCCGCGGTCGACCCGCGCGAGCCGAACGGGTCGGAGAGCTCGAGCGCGGGCTCGGACCACGGATGGAGCAATTGCACCGTCACGTCGGGCGCGATCGCGCTCGCCTACCAGCAACCCCGCGGAGCTCTGGCGCCGTGGGGCGGCGACCTCCGCCACCGTCAGAGCGATCTCTCGGGCGGGTGCGACCTGTACGACCTCCGGACCGCTTGGTCGACCTACGGCGAGACCCTGACGATCCGGAGCGGCGCGGGATGGTCGGCGCTCGTCGCCGCACACGACGAGGGGCGCGCGGTCGTCGTGCAGGGCTCCGGCGACGTGCCAGGGAATCAGTCGTTCGACGGCGGTCATGCGTGCGTGATCGCGCCCGAGACCCACTCGGACGGGCGATGGCTCTTCGGCGACCCGCTCGCGACCGGCTGGCAGTGGATCGCGCCGAGCGCGATCCGCTCGTGGGCCGAGGCCATGTCGAGCGGGATCTACTTTGCAACCGGCGAGGCGCCACCAGGAGCGGAGGTCGACGTGAGCGGTCCGACATTCACACCGGGCAACACGATCGGACAGGCGACCGTGTCGGTCGACGGGCTGAATCTGATCGCGACGAGCGACGGCGAGTTTCATCCGGTCGAGCGCGGGCTCGTCCGAAACGTCGCCGCGGTCGTCGAGGTGACGTCGGGC